GTTAATTCATTACTCATTTTATTAGTTCCCCTCACAATGCTTACAGAATGGGGCTACACACTCATCGTGATGTAGCAGGGTTAGTGCTAATTGTTCTTCCACCTCAAGGTAATCTTCTTGGTAGAACGGTAGTCGCTCATCATCAGAGTCTAGCCACTCTTGCTTGGCTTCGTCAAAGAAGTAACCGTTATGGAATACCGCGTCAGCCGTATCCACATCTAGCGTGAATGTTTTGTTGATTGAGTCATAGGTGACTACATAGTGATACTGCATTAGTCTATCCTTATTTCCCAAGAGCGTGAACAATCAAAGTCTTCTGTAAAATCATCAGCGTCCCATTCATCTACAATCGCTTCTGCTTCTTCTTCGGTCTCTGCACAGATGTTGTAAGTAGCCGAGTATTCGACTATGTATGTTTTCATTAGGCAGTCACCTCGACTTCCTGATTACCTTCACATGATGGACAGAATGGCGTGCAATCGTAGCCACCATCACTCTTGGGACATGGGACGGTAAGGGTTTCTGTTATCTGGTGTTCGCTTGCGTGGACGATAGTATCGCTATCCACTAAGTGCAAGGCATAGACATTATTTCTGGCGTATCCTGCAACGATTACGTTGCCCCAATTTGCTTGAGCCACGTCACCTATCGTGACATTGACTCTCGTACCGATACTAAATTTGCGTTCCATTGTATTGCTCCTTGTTGTTTGTAGTTGTTTGTAGTTGTTGTCTTACATCTATCTATGCCAGCGAGTGCCAGCACTTGGCGGATTATTTATTATCCCATTACTATCCACATCGTCAGCACGAATGCTCCGATACAGAAGACTAGCGTTAGCCCATCTGCGATAGTGTCCCATCGTTCGGTCTTGTTGAATGTTCTCTTACCTATCGTGACCTTGCCAGTAAATTGTGGTGTATCCATCATACTTTCCCATCTAGTGAGTTATAGAGTACGAAAGTATCTAGCGCTAAGTTCACGCTAAAGTCTTTAGACTTGTGCCAGAACTCTGGTAAGTCTTCTACATCGTTCTCGCTACGCTGTATTCCTTTAAGTAATTCTAGTGCTTGCTCTGCACTTTCTGCCTTGAAACCTGCCTTGTAGGTCACCTCTTCTGTGTACCAAAATGTATACTCTTTCATGTTAGTTCTCCTTATTGTTTGTAGTTGGTTTGTCTTACTATTGTTAGCCTAGCACTTTCTTTCTTACTTGTCAAGTCTTTACTTGGTAACCCTTACTTGTCTAATCGGTATGCCATGCTCTAGCGCATAGACTCGTTTTCTTTCTGCTAGTTTCGTGATGTTCTTGCGCTTGGTTATCTCGCTATCAAGAAAGGTTATTACTCTCCGTATCGCGTCAAAATCTCCATAAGCGTCAGACTCCCCATCAGTCTGGTACTCTAGATAGTTCGCGGCTAGTTCCAAGTCTTCAAGTGTTGCTTTCATTAGTTCTCTCCTTAGCAGTATTCCGATACGCTATCGCGTACGGTCTCGTAGTCGGTAGTTCCCGACAGGTATTTCTTGACTAGTGCGATTAGTTCTTCGCTATCTTGAATTATCTCAAGGATAATTTCGGGGTCTGCGTAGAGTTCTCCTGCTACACATCGTATTAAGTTTGTTGAGTTCATTAGTTCTCCTTATTGTTTGTAGTTGCTTACATACGAAAGATTAGGGTGTCGTAGTTCTCGCTATCGGTACTCTCCCAATAGTCGTATCCTAAGTCTCTGGCAAATGCATCATAGTCAAAGTACCTAGTACTAGTAGACTCTCCTAATTCATCCGCCATCTCCTCCGCGTACTCCTTGAAAGTGTTGTATCTTCCGACGAAACTATCCTCGAACTGTACGCGCCAGTCTTCGAATTCTTCTAATTTTAGGTGACAATTATCAGCGTAGGCGAGTACGGCGATTAGGTCAAAGTTCTGTTCAATTTCATCGTGCAATTCTTGCGTGGTTAATAGTTCGGTAGTCATTAGTGCTCCTTGTTTGTAGTTGTTGTTAGGTCTTACACTTACTTATGCCAACAGGTGTTAGCACTCTTACGGTTAGTTTTAGATTTCTTCGTATGCGAGAGCGTCATGACGCCCGAACAATGCGTATGAAAGATTATCGGCTATGTGCTGAGCGCGGTTATAGCCGTAGCCAGTGGTCTTCAGGTAATCGCGTCCGTCTTTTGTGTGAGGCTTGCTTTCGGTGGCAATCGCCACAACATTAGTCACATTGAAAAGTTCATCAACATCACCGAACCCCTTGCCAATTATGTAGACACGGCTTAACGCTGTGCCGACATTACCTATATAATGCGTTGAGATGTAGAGTGTTGCCTCTTCACCGATACTATTGCGCCCAACTTTGCGAGCATTTTCAATGTCTGACTTATTTAATCTTGCCATCATTACTCCTTGTTTGTAGTTGTTGTTAGGTCTTGCACTTACTTATGCCATCAAGTGCGAGCACTTGGCGGATTATTTTACTTTGTTATTTGTTACTGTCTTACACTTGTATATGCCAGCAACTACGAGCACTTGGCGAACTATTTTTTTTGCGTGTCCATGACTGCGCTAGTCCGCGTTATTGGCGCGTTTGTTACTGTCTTACACTTATACATGCCAGCGAGTTCGACCACTTGGCGGATAATCTCAAAATAATTTTAAGCCACTCACAAGGGCACAAGATAATTGGGGGTATCTTAGGTACAAGTCAGGGGCTACGCGCCCCCTATGCCCCTTCTAGGGGCTTGTAGGGGTATCGGGTCAGGTATCAGGGCAAACAATAACCCCCCAACCAATTAAGGCGGGGGGCTAGTGTCTGGCAGGGGTTAGGCGTTGAATGCTCCCCGTGTTGCGTTGATAGTTCCCAATACGTCACCTGCAAGGGCTTGCATAGTTTCGCGTGCCTTGTCACGGCTTAGCCCCGCCCCGCGTAGCCCCGCCATTAGTTCAACCTTGGCAAGACTTACCGCGTCGTATTCCCTGACCGCTTGAGACTCACGGAAGACACGGAAGGCATTAGCAAGCGCGACGGCTTGGGCTCGTGGTAGTTCACCCATCGCTAGGCGTAGCCCTGCCGATACCGTTTCCACGTCGTCAGACTTTAACGCCCCCCTGACAGGGGTCACACTTGGAACAAGTGCCTTGGCGTGGCGGTCAAGGTCAAGGCTCTCATCTGTCGGGTTGTCTTGGTCACGTCGTAGCCCATTGGCGCGTAATGCGTCGGACACCGCCCACTTGATTACGGCATACGCCGTTACAGGGTGACCCGTCACATTGTCGCCGTACCAATAGACAGGTACTTGTCCGTCGATTGTGTAGGCAATTGGTGCGCCTAGTTTCGCCGTTATGGATAGGTAAGACTCATACGCGCTTGAAACGATGTCCCCTGTCTCCACCTGTCCGCCAATGGCGCGTGAGTCCCCTGTCGCGTTGTGGTACAAGCGCAACGCTTTACGGCTTGAACGGGTAAGCGCGGTGAATAGTTGTTCGTTGTTCATGTTAGTTCTCCTTGTAGTTGTTGCCCCGTTGTTGGGGCGTTGCCCCTAGCCTAGTCGCTCCCCGTTGGTCGTGTCAAGTCACTTGGCGGATTATTTTATTTCGGGCGTGTCGTGTGCCCCGATTATGGGATGGGAGAGAGTCCCGACACGAACACAACACAACAACAAGAGGGAGGGGTCACCGTCCCCGATAGGGGGTAGGGGGTCACGTTATTAATTCAACATTCAACTACATAGTTTCACATTCAACTAAATTGTATGACCTGGGGATATTAACTTTTCGTGCGGTGTGTATGTGTATGACTCACCTCTTAAATTTTTTCTAGTATTTACTTTATTGTGCACACAACCAAATAAAATTATACACTATGACTACCAGATAATCGTTATAAATAAAGGATAATATCTATGTGAGATAAATCACAAATAAATAGTTGGTTACAAAACGTTATAAAGTCGCTGTAACAGGGTTAGTATAAGTAAGAGAACAAATTATACAAGTGCGCTAAGGCGCACACAATACAAAGCAAGGCTTTGATGCCTTGCTAACAACTAAATTATGATCGCCTGCGGCGATCCTATATAGGTAATTTTATTATCTTTTTTTTATATAGTTTTATTTAGTTATTATTATTAGCCGATGCTAAAGAATTGTGGTCAAAGTTTATGGCAGCGAAACCAGGTCAACAGCATCATAATACTCTTCGATTAGCCGAGGATAAGAAAAAGGTTATCGGACACGTTTCCACTGGAATAGATGTATCTGTAGCCATTGGAATGGTTGGTCGTAAAAACGAGGTTCTAAAGAACTGGCTTAAAGACCCAAAGTTCGCCAAAGATTTAGAAGAAGCCCGATCTAATGGATCGGACCTACTGAACACCACGTTAGCCAATGGTAAGAAAATAGACTTCGCCACGTTCTCCAAAGAGTTCTTGCACAATGAGGTCTTCCCCCATCAGCAGGACTGGATTGACGTACTAGAAGGAAACGAACCTTCCTGGCTCTACCCCTCAATGACGTATAACTTGAGCAGTCGCAACCGCGTTCTTATCAATGTACCCCCCGAGCACGCCAAATCTACTGTAATTACCGTTGGGTATTCCACCTATCGTATTGCAATGGACTCCAACGTTCGTATCATTGTGGTATCTAAGACCCTCAGCAAGGCACGAGAGTTCGTATACTCCGTTAAGAACCGCCTGTCTCACCCACGCTACGCTAAACTACAACAGGTCTACGGACCTGCTGGTGGCTGGAAAGAAGATGCTGATACCTGGAAGACCGATACGGTCTACTTGGGTCAGGAAGCGCGTGACTCGTCCGAGAAAGACCCTACAATCCAAGCCCTTGGTATTGGTGGTCAGATTTACGGTGCTCGTGCTGACTTGATTATTCTTGATGACGTTATTACCACTGCAAACGCTCACGAATGGCAGAAGCAACTTGAGTGGCTACAGAAGGAAGTTATTACCCGACTAGGTAAGAACGGTAAACTCCTTATTGTAGGCACTCGTATTGCTGCTATTGACTTATATCGCGAACTACGCAACCCTGACCACTGGTCTGGTGGTAAGACACCCTTTACTTATCTGGCTATGCCAGCCGCACTGGAGATTACAGATGATCCTAAAGACTGGAAAACCCTTTGGGAGAAGTCAGATCGTCCTTGGGACGGTGATGAGGACGCTGTACCAGATGCCGACGGCTACTATCAAAAGTGGGATGGACCTGCGCTCTTTGCAAGAAGAAGCGAAGTTACAGCCTCAACTTGGGCTCTCGTCTACCAACAGCAGGACATCGAAGATGATGCGATCTTCAACCCCACCATTGTAAACTCTTGTATTAACCGCATGAGAAAGCCTGGTACGCTCCGTATAGGGGCTGCAGGACACCCTCAGGACGGTCAATGGGTTACTTTTATGGGTATTGACCCTGCCATGACTGGCAAGACTGCAGCAATTGTCTACGCTATCAATCGCGAGAACGGCAAACGACTTGTCCTTGACGCGCATAACATGCATGAACCCACCCCAGGAAAGATTAGGGAACTAATTGAAGATTGGGTTACTGTTTACAAGCCAATGGAATTGCGTATCGAAATTAACGCCTTTCAGAAAGCCTTCGCGCTAGATGAAGAACTTCGCCAATGGTTAGCCAATAGAGGCGTTCGGTTCTCCGAACACTTTACTGGCAAGAACAAGTGGGACACCAACTATGGTGTCGCTGGTATGTCTGGTCTCTTTGGAACCTTGCGAGATGGCAAGCACAACAAGGATAACCTAATCGAGATCCCCGATCCTCAAAGCCATGAAGGTATTAAGGCTCTAATCAATCAGTTGATTACTTGGAAGCCCGATACTCGTAACCCTACAGACGTTGTGATGGCTCTGTGGTTCTGCGAAATCAAAGCAAAAGAAGTTATACAGCAAACTGGTATTAGAACCTATCATGGGAATAGTAGATTCCTTACTAGGCGTAATGCAGCACAGCAAGCAGTTGTCAATCTAGATGATCTGGCGATGGAACAACACACAATTTATCTTTAAGGATATCAATGTCACTTTCAACACAGCAGATCGCAGACAAGGTAGAGTCTTTACGCTATAGATTCGCTGGTCGCGATTCACGTATGGCTGATATCACCTCAGTACGTCGTGGTGACATGGAATCCGTATACCCAGATATGTTCCCAGAGGGCATGTCTAAGCCAATGATTGCTAACTTCGTAGATGTAGCAGCACGAGACATCGCAGAAGTCCTAGCACCATTGCCATCCTTTAACTGCCACACAGCAAACACCACTTCAGATAAAGCGAAGAAGGCTGCTGACACTCGTACAATGATTGCTAACAACATCATTGAATTTTCTGGGTTACAGACTCAGATGTACACTGGTGCGGATTGGTATATCACCTATGCCTTCCTTCCCATTGTAGTAGAGCCCGACTTTGAGGCTCGTATGCCACGTATCCGCGTAGAAAACCCAATGGGTGCTTACCCAGAATTTGATCGCTACGGACGGTGTGTTTCATACTCAAAGCGGTATCTAAAATCAATCGGAGAACTCATTACCGAGTACCCCGAATTTGAAAGTCAGTTACTTGGACCATTAGGTCGCCAGAATCAGGACTTAAACACGCAACTTGATCTTATCCGCTATGAGGATAAAGACCAGATTGTTATGTTCCTGCCTCAACGATCCAATATGGTACTACGCAAACTGGCTAATCCACTTGGGAAACTAAGTGTACGAGTAGCACGTCGACCAGGATTAGATGTCGAAGACCCTCGCGGTCAGTTCGATGATGTCCTATGGGCACAGATTGCTCGTGCAAGGTTTAGTCTGCTTGCTATGGATGCTGCTGAAAAGTCAGTTAATGCTCCAATGGTTGTACCAAACGATGTCCAAGAGTTTGCTTTCGGTCCTGATGCTGTCATGCGTACTGCTAATCCAGCAGGTGTACGTCGCGTAGGACTAGAACTTCCCAGTGCTGCCTTCCAGGAACAACAGATTCTTGAGGCAGAAATGCGTATGGGTTCACGTTACCCAGAAGGACGCTCAGGAATCTCCAATGCTAGTGTCGTAACTGGTTCTGGTGTTAACGCATTGCTCGGTGGATTCGACACTCAGATTAAATCTGGTCAGCAAATCCTTGCCGAAGTATTCCAAGATGTCATGTCTCTATGCTTTGAGATGGACGAGAAACTCTTTCCAGGCAAAAAGACTGCTAGTGGTCTATACCAAGGTGCTCCATACAAACTAGAATACGATCCAGGTACTTCTATTAATGGAGATTACTCCTGCACTGTACGCTATGGATTGATGTCAGGACTAGATCCTTCTCGCGCATTGATCTTTAGCCTTCAGGCTTTACAGGCAAACCTCATCTCACGCGACTTTGTTATGCAAGAACTACCTTGGAGTGTCAACGTATCCAAGGAACGTGAGCGTATTGACATCGAGAAGATGAGAGATTCCCTTAATGGTGCACTGAATGCACTATCTGGAGCCATCCCACAGATGGCATCACAGGGTCAAGACCCATCTGACATTGTAAATAAACTTGCTCAAGTGATTGAGAAGCGTCGCAAGGGTATAGAGATAGAGACTGCCGTAATGGAAATCTTTACTCCACCTGAGCCACCACCTGCTCAACCAGGTGCTGATGCTATGGGTATGCCACCTATGGCTGGCGAACAACCACAAATTGCTCCAGGTCAAACTGCTCCAGTCGAGGCACAAGCACAACCAAGTGGTGCTCCTGTAGAAGCAGGTCCTGGAGCAACCCCACCTCCTGCTAATCTGCAGGAAATCTTAGCCAGACTTGGCGGATAGCCATGAGCGAGGAAATCTTTAGGAATAAACTAAAAGATTTACTTGACGAATATGGGAAATCTTTACATGAAGATGGTGCTATGTGTACTATCTTCTTTGTTACAGCAGAGTTCTTTGATGGTGACGGTAAGTATTGGTCATCAACACTTTACAACGATGACGCTCCCATATGGAGAGTTACTGGATTAGTGCAACATGCACTTGAAAATGATTTTACTGAAGAAGAAGAGGATGATGAGTAATGGCTAGAGGTGGATATCGCAAGCCAAATAATCCTGCACCTGTATCTGGTCCAGGAAGTTTATCTCGTCGTACTGATGGTGGACCTACACAGGCTGCCAAGCCAATGAGGGCTAATGGAAAATATGGAGAGGCTAAGGCACTAGAGCAAATGCAAAAATCAGCACCTATGCAAGGCAATCCAATTCCCAATACTCCTACTCCAAATGTACCAGTAGCACAGCCACAGCAAATGCAACAGGCTATGCCTGCTCCAGTGACTGGTTTGTTTGCTCCTACTGATCGTCCAGAAGAACCGATTACAGCAGGTATGCCTTTTGGTGAAGGCAGTAATGTACCTACAGTAGTTACTCCACAGGTTGATGACAATGCTGCCCAGATTCGTGCAGCCTACGCAGTATTCCCTAATGAATCATTGCGTCGTTTAGTGATGGCACTAGACGAAAGCGGTAGATAATGGCTAGGAAACCAAAAGATACACGTCCATTTGCACCCAAGGGCACACCACTAACTTACGAACAGTGGGCTCCATCTAGTGGTAATCCATTTATTATTAGAGAATTGTCAGATCAAGAACTAATCAATCAGTACAAGAATATATATTCTAACTCAGATCTTCCTGCAGTTCTGTCTAGATTCGCAGACAAGTTTCCTAATGATCCAGATGTTGCTTTAAGTCTAAGCAAGGCTGGGGTTAGCGAAGATGCCGCTAATGCCGCATCCAGATTGCAGAACATACTTGGGACTGTTGGCACTGCTGATACCCTAATGGCTACTCAGCGTGGCTCCAACATTGACTATCACAATTACTTGGCAGCACTTAATACTGACGATGCTAACGCTGATCCTGTAGACAAGGAAGACGCTTCCTGGTTTGCTGGAATTAAAGGTGCTGCTCGCGAATCACTGGCAAACTTATTTTTCCCATTGGAACTTGTCACAAATACAGTGCGTCAGGCTGATGGTGCTTGGAACAAAGCACGTCAGAATGGTATGTTTGGTGGAGACAATGAAGGCAAAGATAACATTGTTGTCGGTGGCGATCTAGCATTTGATCCCACTGCAATCGTTCGTAGTACCACTCTATGGCAAGAAAGAGTTGAGCAAAAAAGTGCAGGAACTGGATTCATTCCAGGCGGAGATGCAGTAGAGGCTAAAGAAGAACTAGCATCACGTGTTGCTCAAATCAGAAGTAGAAAAACTAACAAGTTAAGTTTCTACACTCCTGGTCGTGCCGTAGCATCTATCACTGGCTTAGATCCAGAAGAGACAGCGTACTCCACCATGTCTGGAATAATTGATGCGGCAATTGCATTACGTGCAGACCCAGCAGCAATTTTAGGCAAAGCAAAAAATATTCAAAGACTAGAAGATACTGCTGAAGAATTGCGTATTGCAAAAGCAGCAGGTATGGACGCAGAAGAGATTGCTCGTCTAGCACAAAAACATGCTGAAGATACAGCAAAGATAATTGACAACGATGCATTGAATGCAGCCAAGGCTCGCAATCTAGCAGAAGATGATCTTAATTCATTATACGAAAAACTAAGCAACGACAGAATTCAGTTTGATCAACTTCTTACTGAAGGTGTAATGGCTCCACTGCCAAAGTCTATTCAAAACTCAATTAAAAAAAGCGGTATCAACCAGCAAATTGAAACTAGAAAGACTCTACTTCAGACTCTAGAGGATCAAAAGAAGTTAGCCACTGGTCTAGTACCAGACCCACTGCGAGACGGCATGCCGATGAGCAAGGCTGATTCTATCAAGTACCTTGAAGAAGAGGTAAAGGGTATTGAATCAAGTATCAACCAATCCCTGGATTCAATTTATATTAATCGTAGCAAAAAGGTTAGAGATCTTATCGCTGTTAAAAAAGCGTTGCTTGCCGAGAAGACCGAAGAGTTTGCTACTACATTACGTCAAAGTCAAAAGATTGCATCACCAGCAGAGCGCAAAGCATTTATTGAAAGTGAACGCGCTGGTCTAATCAATACATCTGATGGCTACAAACTAAATAGAGATACTGCAGTGCAGTGGATATTTGGCAAGAATGCTGATGAGGTACTTCATCGTATCGCAGACGTAAAAAGTGCTTCCGCAATTATACGCTTGTCGAAGGGTAAGTTCGCCCCATCGTTTGCAAAAGAACTAGCATCAGCAAATACTGTTGATGATGTAGAGACTTTACTAATGGGTCGCATTGGTGTTGATGTAAACAAGGGTATACCTCGCAGTGCCATATCTCGCTATGCCGTAAACAAGAACCCAAACTTTATCTTTGGTGATCCAGTTCGCGCACCGAAGACTGATAAGTTCTCTAATACTTTTAGGTACTTGAAATCTCAACTACCTTCTATGGGTGAGGTCCATCTCCAGAATACGGATGAACTTGTAAAGCAAACAACAAACTGGATGATTGCTGCTCGTTGGGCTCCAAAGGACATAGATGAAGTAGTAGACAATCTTTTATCTACTGATGAAATATCCTACGTCGAGCGTCAAAAAATTATTACTGGCATGCTAAATAGAACTGTCGATAAATATGCGACAGAGCAAAATCTGCCCCCAGCAATAAAAAATAAATTAAATCAATTTACCGCAGCATACGATAGTTCATTAAGTGGGTTGCGCCAATACTCATCAGAAGTTATTGATGAATCATTTGGTAACAAGGTCATAATAGATGGTGAGACAATAGATGTAACTGGAATTCCAACTTCAGTTGCACAATTAGCAAATACAATTGCGTTCCCAAATGTTGCCAGAGTTCGAGAACTAACTGGTCTTGCTGCACGTGCTAGTCGCTCAGTAGATAACCTAGTCAGCAGTAATTCTAGGTATGCTGAACGCGCAACATTCCTAGCGGCTAGTGCGATCCGTAGTAGTAACGATGGATTCCTGCGCAGTGTCCTACTTGTTGGTCGTGGTGCTTTCATGATTAGAAATATCATGGAGATGCAGGTACGTATGTATCTTGCAGGTGGCATTGGTCTACTTAGCAATCCTGTCGGATTCATTGGACTAATGATGTCAAATCCAAAATCTGCTAAATCATTGATGGCTAAAGCAGCAAATGTCGATCCATACTTAGTTGATATATCTGGCAAAGCATTTGTTAAGATGGCTAAGGGTGATCTCTATGAAACCCAAGAGGCTTGGAACTCGTTCATAAATACGATGATTGCACGTGGATTCTCAATGGATGGTCGCGCTGTTCGTAGTGCAATGAGAAGTGGAGAGTTTAGTTTAATAAAACTAGATGACCGTTCTCGCAATGTCGATGCCTATGCTGAAGGTGTAGCCAGTAGATTATTAATGCACCATGCTGACCCAATAAAGCGAATGATTGCTACTCAGAGTCAAGCAAGATTGCCAAGCGCATTGCGCGTAGCAATTCGTGAAGGTCGTATGACCTATGAACAGGCAATGGTTGCTGCAGTACGAGATGGTTTATTTGAAAAAGAAGTTGCCATTCTAAGTAAGAGTGTCCCTCAGTTGCAGAAATTATTGAGCACTGAAAAGGGTGTTCACACTTTATTGTTTGGTGATGGATTTAGATCCTACAGCAGAGAAATAAGTGATGAGACTTTAGGCATTACCGAACTTCGCAACTTTATTAATAGTGGCAAGATTACTCAGTCAACTGAAAAAATTGTTGATGGAAAAGTTGTTACTGAAGAAAAAGAATTATTCTCCCTGACAACTGACTTTGTTAAGAATCAAAAGCAACTGTCGAAGTATATTAAGAATCAAATTCTTAATGATCCAGAGATGGCAAATCGTGCAAGCCAAATTGCTGTTCCAACGATTGTGCGGACTACTGAGGGTGGCAACGTAATTGGAATCAACTATGCTAAATTTGCCGATGCATTCTTTCGTGCATCATCTCGCCTAGAGGTACGTACAGTTTACTCTCCAGAGTATCGCGTGGCGTACTGGAATGCTGTCGGAGATATGGCTCCACTATTGTCTAGAGATGCAGCACAGAGAATTCTTCAGGAAGCCTTTGACATTCGCAAGACTAGAGTAGCCACTGAAAATGCAGATGGAACTATTACTTACGAAAAGTGGACAAAGAATAATCCAGCATTCGATAGAATTATTGAAGCGTCAAAGAGCAATGACGGCAAACTAACTTATGATGATATCAGCGAATACGCTCAGGACCAAGCATCAAAGAGAGTTGCCAAACTATTCTATGATGCCGCTAACAAGAATAACTTTTCGTACGCTGCACAGTTAGTATTCCCATTCATCAATGCTTGGGGCAATACCATAAAGAAGTGGGGAGAACTAGCCGCTAATCCTGCTAATGCAGCAGCACGTGTAACTCCTGCTGTTCGAGTATTTGAAAACTTGCAGACTCCTGAGAGTGCAAACCTTTACGACATTACTGGTACTCCCCACGATCCAACACAAGGATTCATCTGGGAAGATCAGTATGGGGAAAAGGTATTTACTATTCCACTAAGTGGAAATCTTAAGACTCTGTTTGGTTTAATTG